CTGGTTGGACCAAAAGGAGGTCTGATATGACACAAGAAATATCACCGCTTAATACAAGCAACTTTGCTGACATGGCTCGTGCCATGGGCATGAGTGCAGACATGGAGAAAGCTCCTGCGAAAGCATCGACGCTGTCTCGTCTGCGTATCTGGAACAAGCCTGTCATGGGACAGATGGAAGTGAACGGCAAGAAGAAGAATATGGAGATTCTTTCTGCAGGTTCATATCGTTTGCAATTAGCAGATGATAAGTTCATCTACGCTGAGCAAGCTGACATTCGTGTCTTCGTACAGCGTTTTATGTACAAGCGTTATGACGACAAGAAAAATATGTACGTCAAAACTCTCATGGCTGAAGATCTGAATGGGGATCTGAAGGATAACGTAGGTGGCTACAACTGTGGTAAGCCTGCAGGTTACATTGAAGACTGGAAGTCTTTGTCTGATGACAAGAAGAAGTTCTTCAAGTCAATCAAGCGTGTGCGTGTACTTCTAGGCGAAGTCAAGTTCACTAATGCTGTCGATCAAGATGGCAATGAGATTGATGCAGGTACGCATCCATTCATCTGGGAGATTGATAATGCTGAGGCATTCAAGACCATGGGTGAACCATTCGCTAAGCTAGGTAAGAACAAGCACTTGCCTGTTCAACATTGGATTAGCTGTACATCTAAGCAAGGTGGCGAAGGTAAGTCAGCTATTGAGTACTACGTGCCAGAATATTCACTGGATCTGTCCAACTCAATTGAGCTTGAAGAAGCTGATCAAACTCGCTTCAGTGACTTCATTGATTGGATTGGCAATTACAACCAATACATTGTCGATGCGCATAACAACAATGCGCGTGATCTGTCCGATGACGATGCGTCACTGGTTGATGAGCTAATCGAGATTGATGGGGACTGATGTGAATCATCCTGCTGAGATCAAGATCCACAGATATCTTGAGGATGTACGTAAGGCGAAACGTGGCATGACAGATGCCACTATCGCTCGTATCGTCAAGGACGTGAAAGAAGCGATTGAGAAACAGTTCAATCAAAGTGAGCGTAAGTTCACAGTGCGTATGTCAAATGTAGGTAGAGCCTACTGCCAGTTGTGGTATGACAAGAACATGCCAGAGGAAGGCATTGAGCCTCCTGCTAACTTCCTGATGAACATGATGATTGGTGACATTGTGGAAGCTGTGTTCAAAGGAATACTCACAGAAGCTGGGGTTGAGTTCAGTGATGGATTTAAATCGACTCTGATAGCAGGTAAGCATAAGGTTGATGGCACACACGATTTGATTATGCACAAACGTGTTGATGACATTAAATCTGCATCGCCATGGTCATACAAGAATAAGTTTGTAGACTATCAGACGCTCAAAGAACATGACTCGTTTGGGTACATTGGTCAGCTAGCAGGTTACTCAAAAGCACTTGGTGTTGAAGCAGGTGGTTGGTGGGTAATCAACAAAGCGACTGGTGAATTCAAGTATGTGTCAGCGTGGGACATGGCAGTCGAGCGTGATGACATTGTTGATAGTATATCTGAGAAATTGGATAAGCTAGAAACAAATAAGTTTGAGCGTTGCTTTGAACCTGTCGAAGAGACATTTAGAAAGAAGCCAACTGGTAACAAGATTCTCGCAGAAGAATGCGGTTGGTGTAAGTACAGATACAAGTGTTGGCCCTCTATTCAAGAGCTACCCTCTCTTGCATCACAGGCGAAGAACCCGCCTACTGTTGCATACATAGAGATAGCTGATGAGTATAAAGAGAAGCAAGACAAGAGCTAATGCCATACGGCATGGCTATCGTTCTGGGTTAGAGCATGTTGTACTGGAGTCACTGAAGACAAGGAAGTGTTCAGCCAAGTATGAGTGCATGAAAGTAGAATGGGAGGATCTGGCATACAGGAAGTACACGCCAGACTTCCTACTTCCTAACGGGATTATCATTGAAACAAAAGGACGCTTTACTCCTGCTGACAGGATGAAGCACCTAGCGATTCAGAAACAGCATCCCAACCTAGATATACGATTTGTATTTAGTAACAGTAGATCTAAACTGCGAAAGGGTGCGAAGACAACCTATGCAGATTGGTGTGACAAGCATGGATTCCTGTATGCGGATAAAGATGTACCACAGGAATGGCTTGACGAGAGAAAGAAACCTGCTAAGCTGATGCCTAGTGAGTTTGTAAAATTTCCATATGAGAAAGTAAAAAGGTAGTTATATGTCGGAAGATAAAAAGCATTCATCGTTTGCAGTTGCCATACATCCTGAGTTTGACGAGAAAGGTAAGTGGACAGGTATTGTATCTGCAAATCTCGAAGAAGAAATTTTTGATGATTTCAGTGATGATGAGATCACTCAATTGCGTTCAGTCACAGGCATGCTTGCAGGATGCTTGCAATTGATGGAACGTGATCCTGAGTTCTTAGAGTACGTCAAAGATCATTTCATCTACGAAAATGAACAGATGGTACAAGAGATGCTTGATGCACTGGGAGAGGATGAGGAAACTCCTAAGTTCACGCGCAGTGAAGATGGCAATGTCATCACATTAAACTTTAATACTAAGACGTATGGGAATGCATGATATGGGATACAAAGATATTCGTGATAGCCTGACACCAGAAGTGAATGCACTTCTTGAGGATATGGTGGAGCATGACGAGATTAACAAACCTGCTCACTACAACACTGGTAACATTGAAACGATTGATTATATCGTCGATGTACTTGGGCCTTATGACGCTATTCATTATTGTCATGGTAATGTTCTCAAGTATCTTGGTACTCGCACTTGGCGTAAGGGCGATCCTATTAGCAATGTGGACAAAGCTATTTGGTATCTCAAAAAGATGCGAGACCTAATGAAACAGACTGAGGGAGTCAACTGGTAATGTCTGCTGTAGAGGTAAAGGTTGAAATTTTCTTAGATTTGGATATAACTGAAGTTTCGCCTGAATACAGGAACGAAGATGGAATTACAGAAATCATCGAGGAAGTGCTCGATGCGTGTGTCTATGACATTCCGGGTGCGTCACTCAGGAAAATCACATTTGATATTGAAGGAATTGACTAATGCAATACTTAGGCATCGAGATAGATCTTGAGCGTGATGCTGATCTATCGGATCAAGCTATGGCTCTACTGAAAGATTATTATATGCTAGAGGATGAAACATCTCCTCAACATGCATTTGCTCGTGCCTCAGTTGCTTACTGCGAGGGAGATTATGAGTTCGCACAACGTATTTATGACTATGCTAGTAAGCGCTGGTTTATGTTCGCTAGTCCTGTCCTTTCAAACGCACCGATTGAGGGGTCTGACATTAAGGGATTGCCGATATCTTGCTTTCTCACTTATGTTGGTGACAATCTGGACTCTCTCATCAGCCATAATGCTGAGGTTGCATGGCTATCCGTAAAGGGTGGTGGAGTCGGCGGACACTGGGATGATGTACGTCCTGTGAGTGACAAAGCACCGGGTGTCATACCATTCTTAAAAGTTGTTGATTCGCAGATGACTGCGTACAAACAAGGTAAGACTCGTAAGGGGTCTTACGCCGCATACCTCGATGTGTCGCATCCAGAGATCATTGAGTTTGTAAATTTTAAAGTCCCAACTGGAGGGGACATTAACCGTAAATGTTTCAATCTGTTTAATGCAGTAAACATCACGGATAACTTCATGGAGGCCGTAAAACATGGCGAACAATGGGAACTTAGATGTCCACACTCAGGAGCTATCAGACATACAATCCAAGCTAGAGAGCTGTGGCAACGAATACTTGAAGCTCGTTTCAGAACTGGTAGCCCTTACCTCAACTTTATCGACACAGCCAACCGCTCATTACCAGACGCTCAAAAAGCTCTTGGATTATCAATTAGAGGGTCTAACTTATGTAACGAGATACATCTCGCAACAAGCGAAGACCGTACAGCCGTCTGCTGTCTCTCAAGCGTCAACCTTGAAACCTATGACGAGTGGCGAGATACAAGAATGGTTCAAGACTTGGTCAGACTCTTGGACAACGTACTTAAATTCTTTATCAGACACGCTCCGGAAGAGCTAGAGAAAGCGAAGTTCAGTGCTTACATGGAACGGTCCATCGGCTTAGGTGCGATGGGCTTCCATGGCTACTTGCAGAACAAAGGGATTGCATGGGAATCTTGGCAAGCGGCTAGTGAGAACTACCAGATGTTCAAGAAGATCAAAGAGGATGCGTTGGAGTCCACGTATGAACTGGCTAAAGAAAGAGGTGAAGCACCGGATATGGCAGGCACAGGGCGGCGTAATGCTCACCTACTTGCGATTGCTCCGAATGCTAACTCGTCTATCATATGCGGGTGCTCAGCGTCTATTGAACCTATCAAGTCGAATGCATACACGCACAGAACACGTGCAGGTGCGCATCTGGTTAAGAACAAAGCGTTAGAGAAGGTACTGGAGGAACATGGTGAAAATACAGAGAATACATGGAAAAGCATTATTGCGAATGAAGGCTCAGTACAGCATCTGGAATTCCTCAGTGAACAAGAACTCAAGGTCTTTCGTACTGCGTTTGAACTTGACCAAGCGTGGGTTGTGGAACATTCGGCCAAGCGTCAGGAATTCATCTGTCAAGGACAGAGCGTTAATTTATTCTTTCCTGCGGGCAGTCCGAAGTCGTACGTCAACTCAGTACACATTAAGGCGTGGAAGGAAGGTCTCAAGGGATTATATTACCTTCGCACCAATGCCGGTGTGAGTGCCGACAAAGTCGGTGCATCAGTTGAGCGTGACGCATTGAAAGATTTCACTGCTGAAGATGGAGATGAGTGCATCTCATGTCAGGGATAATATTCCCACTATATGGCAAATAATGGGAATACAGTCCCTATGAGAAAGAAACAATTACATATAGCAATAGGACCAATAGAGAAAATGGCAGACACGCAAGACAGAAGTCATTACGAGCTAGTGTGTTCAGTATGCCATGGGGAGTTCGACATTGAATGTGAAGGTGGCATTGAGGGATACATAGGTATCCTTCCTGTAGCCTTCTGTCCTATGTGCTTCTCTGGCTTAGATATGTTCTTCACTGATTTGCACGGTTGTTACGACGAGGAAAATGAAGATGATAATTAATGGCGTACACATGAACGACAAAGGCATGCCGATTGACAGGTTTGACCTTGAACAAAAGATCTTAGAAGCATGGCATGTTGTCGATGATCTGAAGCTTCTCACAGAGCGCCTAGAGTACATGAATGAGGATCAGGCATTCTCTGCTGTACATGGACTACAGATCTTCGCTGACATGCGTTTAGAGAGCCTCTGGAAGACATTTGAACACTGCATAAGTAATGGAGTATTTGATGACAACAAAAAACGTGGAGCAGAAGTTGCTGAAGCTCTGGATGAAATTGCTGAAAGCTTCGGTCAAGAGAAACTCTAGGAAGATAGCGAAGATAGAATCTAAGTTGATTCAATTAGAACTGGAGCAAAAGAATGGCTAAGAAAGCAACTGGTCAGGCATGGAGACCAGAGCCTGTAATCAAAGGCACAAGTATTGGAGATGGTATGTTGAAAACATCTTCAATGAACAAATCAAAGAAGCGTAGCTTCAAGGCGTACAGAGGACAAGGTAGATGAGTGTAGATTTTGATGAGGAGTTTGATCTTCTCAAAGCACTACGTGAGGCACAGGCACTAGAAGCTGTGCATGAGAATGAAGATGGTACTTGGCAGACTAAAGTTGTGCCAGATCACTTAGCTAATTTAGCGGCAAAAGAAATTATTCAACTGCGTCAAGAGGTTAACGAACTGCGTAACAGATTAGCAAAAGTCAAGTCTTGACTTAAATGTTTTCCTGAGTATAACTACTCCCTCATGGCCCTCTTCGGAGGGCTTTTTTTCCTTCACAATTAACCGGGGTAATGTATGCCATTACTAGAAGAATCAAAAACTTATAAGCCATTTCAATATCCATGGGCTGTGGACTACGCAATTAAACACGAGAAAGTACATTGGGGCGAGTGGGAAGCGAAGTTACAGGATGATGTAGCCCAATGGAACAACGGGAAGTTGTCAGATGTCGAGAGAAACCACATTACACAAATCCTTAGACTCTTTACGCAGTCGGATGTGCAAGTCGGAACAAACTATCTGGAATCTTACATTCCTCGATTCAAGAATAACGAAATACGGGCGATGCTTACTAGCTTTGCTAATCGTGAATTTGTGCATCAACGTAGCTACGCTCTACTTAATGACACACTAGGCTTGCCAGAGGAAGAGTTCTCAGCATTCTTGGAGTACCAAGAGATGGCTGACAAGATTGAATTTATGGCTGACATTGATGTGAACAGCCAATCAGGGTTAGCAAAAGCTGTGGCACGTTCAGTGATTAACGAAGGTATGTCACTGTTCTCAGCATTCGTTATGTTATTAAACTACCAACGCTTCGGTAAGATGCGTGGAATGTGTGAGATTGTTGAGTGGTCTATTCGTGATGAGACAATGCATTGCGAAGGCATGACAAAACTGTTCCGCGCATTCTGTGAAGAACATCCAAGGATTGTTACAGATGAATTTAAATCGGATATCTACCAGATGGTCAGAGATGCGGTTGCTTTGGAAGACAAAGTCATTGACTTGGCGTATGAGATGGGTGACTTGGAAGGCCTGTCGAGTGAGGAGGTTAAGCTATATATCCGATACATTGCGGACAGACGGCTCATTCAGCTCGGGCTTAAAGGTAACTACGGAGCCAAAGAAAACCCGCTTCCATGGGTGGATTGGGTCATTGCGGGAGATTCTCATAAGAATTTCTTTGAGGGTGTTGTAACAGATTACAATGCCGCAGGTATGGATGGAGATGATTGGGGGTGGCAAGCCGCATGAGTTCTGATCAAGTCAAGAAGAAATTTGAAGAACTTGAAAA